TGAACGGTCAAGAGCGTAAGGCGCGATCCAGACGACTTCGACGGTTGCGTGACGTGTTCGTGGGTCCGTGGATGGCAGAGACGGAACGCAACGCACTGGAGGTCGAGAACACTGAGTACCGGGCCGCGCTCGCTGCCCGTGAGGACTCCGAGCGATCGGACGGTCAGTCAACGCCCCTGGTTGAGGTCAAGGCAGAAGAGAATGGGCTCGTTCGCGTGCGGCTCTCACTTGACGCGCCGTCTTACCTGCTGGCGGTCAGCGGGGCACGGGACCTTGGCGAGACGCTCATCGACGCCTGCGACGAACTCACACATCCCGAGCAGGAGCCCAAGCGATGAGCGGTCGAGAGCGCGAGGCGCTGGAGAAGGCAATGGCGACCTGTCAAAGCGAACCTCTCAACGACGACGAGCGGGAGGGTTTTCGCAAAGGTTGGAAGGAAGCGTGGGACCGTTTCGCTACAGACCTACACGAAGTTCTTGCTGACCGTGAGGAGTCGCAGGGACGAGATGACGAGAACACGGAAGCTGCACATACAGCTACTCATGCAACCGGCGGCAATATCCCCCGCGCCGCTCGGATTCCAGGAAGTATCCGGATTTCCCTCGCCGCTGCCCGTGAGGACACCGAGCGACCGGAGACGTGAATAGATTGCCTCGTATCTAGTCCCGATGGAAAGGTCTACTGATGAACTACGGCAAGCTCATGATCGACGGGAGCACGTTCGGCCGCGCACATGCACGGCTCGATATGAAACTCGCAGGGATCGAAGGCGTCGAGCCGGTCGCACCTCACCTCAAGCTCGTATCGAACGCCGGCTACGCAGACACTCACCCCGAAGACTGGTACGACCGCGAGAAAGCAGCGCTGCGCGACGCTGGGCGAGCGTTAACATAGACGTAGAGGACCGTGTATACTCTAAGCGTGCTCTAGAGGGCAACCAGCAACTTGCTGAGCATCCTACTGAGCGACCCGTGCGGTGCTGGCGTACATGACAGCATGGCGTCAGCAGCCCACGGAACACACCTAAAATAAAAAGAACAATTGAATAAGGAGGACCGGATGGCAGCCGCTAAACCGAGTACTCGCGTCCTACAGGAAAGCGACAATGAGCCGCTCCATGTTCTCTATTACGGGGACGGCGGAACCGGCAAGACATCGCACCTGTGCTCGCTAGCGAACAACGGGCGAGTGCTGATAGTAAACGCCGAGAAGGGAGTAAAACGACGCGCGCTACAACGCATTGGTATCGCCGTCGAGAACATCGAGGTCTTCCCTGTCGGTGACGAAGAGATCACATACGAGTCGCTTACATCCGAGTGGCTTCGTGTGCGTGAGGCCCTGCACGCAGACCCGACAGCGTACGTCGGATATCTGTGGGACTCGATGACTCAGATATACAACGTCCTGCTAGAACACGCCAAGGTGGCTGGCGAAGAGTGGGAAGGCCGTACGGGCAAGAAACGGGATCCGCGCAACGATTACGGCGACGCAAACGATCAGCTACGTAAGCTGACACGGAAAGCGATGGATCTGCCTTGTCACTTCGGTGCTAGCGCGCTGGAGCGACGTGACCAGGACGACGACGGCGCAGTCACATACCGACCGTCGATCCCGCCTGGTCTCATGAAGGATACATATGGCTGGTTCGATCTCGTCGCTCACACCACCCTAGAGGCTGTCGGTGAGCACGAACAGTTCCGTGGTCTGTTCAAACCTCTCGGGAAGTACCGTGGGAAAGACCGGGAAGGGGTAATGCCAAGAACGGTAGTCAATCCATCGTTTGATCGAGTGATCGCCTACGCTGAGGAGGCGTTAACGGCCAAGACCGATCCCATCATGCAAACTGCCCAAGAACAAATCAGTGAACAAAAGAAAAACACAACACAGGAGGACAAGTAAACATGCCCAGACTCACAAAAAAGCAGGCGAAAGAGACAGCAGACGCTTCCGGTAGCTTCGAGCCGCTAGACGACGGTGTTTACCACGCTCGTCTAAGAGACGTAGAGGTCAGCGAGAACCCCGGGCCGTCTGGCTCGCATTATTGGAAGTGGTGTTTCGAGGTCGTAGAGGAGCCATACGTGAACCGGCGCCTGTGGACGAACACATCACTCGCTGAGGCGGCGGCCTTCAAGCTCAAGGAGATGTTCGACGCGTTTGGTGTAGACAACGACACCGACACGGATGAGCTGTGCGGTCAGGTAGTGCGGCTGGTAGTGTCCACGCGCACGATCCAGGAGGGCTCACGTAAGGGCGAGGCGTCCAACCAGATTGACCGCGTGTCGCCGGCTGACGAGTCATTCGAGGCTCCCGAGGCTGAGGCAACATCAGTGGAGGACGATTTGTTCTAAACCAAAAGAGATAGACGCGGTCCGAGGACGGTACGTGAGAGCCTCAAGAGGATACAAGAAATACTGTGTGAACGAGTCAGGGCGTGCAACCTGACACACAGTTGCCGCGTATGACATGGGCTGCCGCAGCGTCGAGTCCTCTCCCCGGTCCCCTCGACGCCCGCCGAGCGTGCATATCAAAGACCAGTAGTGGCCTGGCGCCCAACCCTCTTTACTAGAACCTAACGATGGCGAAACTCAAAGATGCGCTTGCTCTAGATGCTCTCGGCTGGCGTGTCGTGGCCGCACCGCTCGCCGGCAAGTCGCCGCTAGGTAGTGTAGTATGGTTGGGTAATGGCTTTTCCGCGTCTTGAGCTAACTGGTTTCCGTTCCGGGCGCTTAGTTGCGCTTCGTGAAGCCGGAAAGCGTCGGAGAGCAACTTTGTGGTTATGCCTCTGCGACTGCGGGAACGAAAAGATCGTCTCCGCCAGTCATCTCCACACACAGCACGTAAAATCATGCGGGTGTTTGCACAAAGAGGCCGCAAGGACGAACGGACGAATACAACGCACGCATGGTTTGACTAAGCATCCCCTCTATCGGACGTGGATTGATATGCACAAGCGTTGCCGCAACCCAAACGACCCCGCATACAAGTGGTACGGGGCACGCGGCATCAAAGTCTGCCGGCGTTGGACAGGGCCAAAAGGGTTTCCGAACTTCCTCGCCGACATGGACGATAGACCGGCTGGGCTCTCGTTAGACCGCTGCAATAACGAAGGAAACTACACGCCGAGCAACTGTCACTGGGCTACACATTCAGAACAAGCGAAAAATCGGCGGCGACATGGCTAAACTCGCCGATGCGCTTGTTCTGCATCGCTTAGGTTGGAGAGTAGTAGCTGCTCCATTAGCTGGAAAGTCTCCTCTAAACTCGTGGAAGTCTGCGCAAACCGAGCCCGCTACTCCTGCCGAGCTAAAGGAGGCGTTTGCGAAGGACCGTAACCTTTTCATCATCACCGGGGCAATCAGTCGCCTCGCGGTGCTCGACTGTGACGACAAGCAAGCGGAGATCTACTGGCACGAGCGACTCGGAGACGTACTCTATGAAACAACCTGTGTAGCGACCGGCCGCGGGAAACACTATTACTTTCGCTTAGCTGAGGGTGAGATCCACAAAGGGCGATCTTCCCCCGGCGGTGCCAGCGGCAAGTGGGATATCCGGGCCGAGGCCGGCGGAGTCATCGCCCCTCCTTCAATACACAGTGGAGGACGTGTGTACCGCTGGGGGCAAGGCCGCGGCCCTGGCGCCATACAAGACGCTCCAGAGGAGCTGTGGGCCGGCGAGAAGAAGGCTGAGGACAAGCAGAGCGGGCCGTCCTCGCTCCTCTCACACCTGCTAGCGAACCCGCCGGAGGAAGGTACGCGAAATAATTGGTTGGCGCGAGTTGCAGGTCACTACGCCGTCGAACTCAAGCACCAGGACGCGTTCGAAGAGACCGTGCGCGGGCTCGGGCAAAGCGTCGGACTTGAAGACAAGGAGATCGAGAAGCTAATACGATCAATCTGGGGTGCGGAGCAAGCGAAGGTCGGCAAAGCCGCACCAGAGGACGCTCCAGAGGGCGAGGGCGGGGACTGGCGCATCGGGCAATGTACAGAAGCCTCCGGCTATCTGATGAGTGGAGATACACGCATCCTCACACAGATCCGCGAACGAGACTCAGACGGCGGCTTTCAGATCGCGTTAGCTCCTTGGCTCGACGCAGACCTACGCGCGATCGGAATCTTCGAAATGCCAGACGAGACACGGCTCTACCACGTCGAGGTCCGCACGCCCGGCAAAGTGTACGACGGTGATGTCGGATCGAAGACGCTAGGCGACTCACGCCAACTGGTCCAATGGCTTGCAGGCTTCGGGGTCAGCCTATCGGCGCCGGACGGAATCTTCCCCCGCGGTATGGCGTCAGGCGCTCGCCTCGTGCGCTACCTAGAGGCACAGCAGCCGCCCGTACAGCTCGCTGTCCCAGCGCTAGGGTGGCATGAGGAGTCAGCGGCATTCATCACCCATGAAGGACTCCTACGCGCAGGAGGCTTCGAGCCTTTTGAGGCTGTTAGACCCTCTCCGCGCGTAAAGCAATGGGCGCCGTACGTTTATGGCTTAGAGGGCGCTGAGCACACCGCACAGGCGGTGCTGTCAGAGGTGCTCACCTTCCATGACGAGCGCGTTGCGGCCGTCTTCGGTG